GCTATCAGCAATATGACCGAGGAGATACGCAAGCCAGTAGACCCCGAATTAACGGGGTCAGCACGTAAGGCAGAGCTCCAGGCCATCAAGGATACCGCGTTAGCCTGTAAGGAGCTTATCGTAGAACGCCAGAAGCTCGAGCAGCTTGTTGGCGACATCGAGGAGTCCGGATCCTTTGAGAAGGAGAAGGACTTCAAGGGAGGCTTCGCTGAGAGGATGGCAAGATAATGGCTGGGCTGAAGGTAATCGATAAGCAGGAGGTGATAAACATCTGTCCGAATAATTCGGACGGACCTATCATTGAGATAGAGTCCCTGAGTATCCAGCTACCAAAGCCAGAGAGCTTTCTCTTTAGCGACCTACCCAAGGAGCAGCAGATGTGGAAGCGTCAGGAGATACCTAGGGAGCTTGCTCAGATAAACTCTATGGACGACTGGTACGAGTCCCCAAGGGAGTTCCAGCAGAAGTGGAGCCCCTACATCGAGCAGGAGTTCAAGAGGCGCAAGGAAGGTCTGTGGTTTATGAACAACGGTGAGGAGACCTACATCACTGGCCACCACTATATGTTCCTCCAGTGGAGCTCCATAGACATCGGATACCCTACGTACCTAGACTTCCAGCGTAAGCTGTTTGTCCACCTCTCGGCCTGCGAATCAGACCCTCGTTGCTTGGGTCAGATATACACCAAGTGTAGGCGTTCTGGTTATACTAATATGAGCGCCTCGGTACTTGTGGACGAGGGCAGTCAGGTGAAGGAAAAGCTGTTGGGTATTATGAGCAAGACAGGAACAGACGCCCAAGAGGCGGTGTTCGGTTCTAAGATCATCCCCATATTCAAGGGATACCCGTTCTTCTTTTCTCCCATCATTGACGGAACCACCAATCCGCGTATGGAGCTCGCCTTCCGCGAGCCCTCCAAGCGGATTACTAAGAAGAACAAGACGACCTCACGAGGTGAGGCCTTGGACACTATAATCAACTGGAAGAATACCACCAACAACGCGTATGACGGAAGCAAGACCCATATGCTATTCCTCGATGAGGCTGGTAAGTGGCTGAATCCTAACGATATAAGAGAGGTATGGAGAATCCACAGGACCTGTCTTCTTGTTGGTCGTAGGGTTATTGGAAAGGCGATGGTGGGCTCTACGGTAAACCCACTGGACAAGGGCGGCAGGGAGTTTAGGAATCTGTACTACGACTCCGACCCTAACGATCGCAACGAGAACGGAAGGACCAAGAGCGGGCTGTACAAGATATTTATACCTGCATACGATGCGATGGAGGGATTCTTCAGCCAGTACGGACTCCCTATTGTTGAAGACCCAGAGACTCCAATGCTTACCGAGGACGGAACACTAACCGATATAGGTGCTAGGACGTTCCTAAAGAACGAGAGGAAGGGTCAGCAGAACAACAGCTATGAGCTCAACGAGATTATACGCCAGTTCCCCTTTACCGAGGACGAGGCGTTCCGCGACTCGACCAAGAGTTCTCTGTTTAACATCCAGAAGATATACGAGCAGATACAACATAACGAGGAGCTGTACCCAGACCCCGTGATTATCGGTAACTTCCAATGGAAAGACGGGAAGATGGACAGCGAGGTTATCTTCGCCCCCGACCCTAATGGGCGGTGGCGTGTGGCTTGGCTGGCGCCTACCGATATTCGAAACAAACGAAAGGTTGAGAACAACAAGCCCGTTGCCCCCAATGGGGCATTCGGGGTTATGGGTGTTGACTCCTACGACCTTGACACCACCCTTGACTATAGGGCTTCAAAGGGTGCCTGCCACGTATACAACAAGTTCTCGATGGAGCACCCCTCCAATATGTTTGTAGCGGAGTACGCCTCACGGCCTCCTCTCGCTAAGATATTCTACGAGGATATCCTTATGGCAGCGGTCTTCTACGGCTACCCTGTGCTGATAGAGAACAACAAGTACGGTATCGCTAGGTATTTTGAGTCAAGGGGGTACGATGAGTACCTTATGAACCGCCCTGCGCATCTAGCGTCTACCTCTTCAAAGATGAACGTAAAGACAAAGGGAATACCTTCCAACAGCCAAGACGTGATACAAGCTCACGCTCAGGCTATTGAGTCCTACATCCACGACCACGTGGGCCTCCACAACGAGAGTGGTAAGTTCGGAAGGATGTACCTCAACAGAACGCTTGAGGACTGGATAAACTTTAAGATAGACGACAGGACAAAGTTTGACTTAACAATCAGCTCAGGGCTGGCGCTGCTTGCTGCCCAGAAGCAGGTTAAGGAAGTTAAAAAGACAAACTTTAACGAGAGGGTTTTCTTCCGCAAGGGTAAGGAAATTAGGCGATAAGTTAAGTTCGTACCTTTGTCCATAAACTCCGATAAATGGATCAATACTCTTCAAAAAGTAACTCATACGACTCTACGTTCCCAGACCCTTTCGCCTCACACGATGTAAAGGCGAGCAAGAGGTATGGTCTTCAGTACGCAAAGGCTATATACGGCCAGTGGGGAAGCGCCCAGTACGAGGGTTCTCTGTACAGCAAAAGATTCCGTGAGTTTGAAATCTCTAGGGACTACGCCAACGGAACGCAAGACACATCCATCTACAAGCAGATACTTACCTCTCTTGACCCTAACAATGGTGATGGATCTTTGGTGAACCTAGACTGGACACCAGTCCCTATTGTTCCTAAGTTTGTGAAGATTGTAGTAAATAAGATTCTCTCTTCCAAGTTCTACCCCAACATTGAAGCTGTTGATCCTTTGTCGCGCAGCGAGAAGGACTACGAGAAAAATAAGATGAAGATATTCATTGAGAACAAGGACATCCTAAAGGAGGCGAAGGACTCAGGACTTCGCACCGAGGTAGACCCCGATGCTCTACCAGATACCGCTGAGGAAACCGAAATTTTCCTTGAGACTAATATCAAGACCGCTGCGGAGATTGCTGCCCAGATTGGCATCAATTTAACGCTCAGCTGGAATGACTTCGACGAGCGCATCTTTAGGCGCAATGTTGAGGATCTCGTCACCTGTGGTATGGCTGTCACCAAGCGTAGCAACGACCCCAACTACGGAATCGTTGAGGACTATGTAGACCCAGCATTCTTTATCCACAGCTTTACCGCAGACCCAAACTTCACGGACATAACCTACGCAGGCCACGTAAAGCGTATGAGCATCTCAGAGCTAAAGCGTACCGCTGGCAACCAGTTCACCGAAGACGAGTACGAGAAGATGGCAAGGACGGTTATGAACCGCTTTGGCAATGACTCCAGCCGACTGATGGGCTCTGGGTACGACCCAGGTATGGAGCGCTACTACTACGGATACGATGAGTACACTATTGAAGTACTTGACTTTGAGTTCGTTAGCGTTGACAACATCATCTTCGAGAAGAAGGAGTCCCGCTTTGGAAACATTGGCTTCTACTACAAGGGCCACAAGTACAATGCCCCACAACAGAGTGTGTATGATAGGGAGGCTGTTTATATGCAGAACCAAACCCTGTACGGTGGTAACTATATTCTAGGAACGGACTACATCTACGACTACGGCTTGAAGAAGAACATTCCTAAAAATGTTCACGACATCACCCGCACTCGGATGAGCTACAGCATTGTAGCCACCAACATCCGTAAGTCTATTCCTAAGTCTATGGTAAGCGGCATCATCGGCTTTGCCGACCAGCTGCAGATCACCCACCTAAAGCTCCAGCAGTCTATTGCTAAGGCTAAGCCTGATGGATTGATCATCGACATCGAGGGACTTGAGAACGTACAGCTAGGACGTGGCGGTGAGCTACAGCCTCTGGATCTTCAAGACATCTACGAGCAGACGGGTATCTTCTACTACCGCAGTAAGAATCCAGACGGCAGCTTCCAGAACCCACCGATCCGTCCTCTTGAGAACGGCATCAGAAATATCAACGAGCTCATCACCATCTACAACCACGCTTTGCGTATGATTCGTGATGCTACTGGCATCAACGAGGTTATGGACGGCTCAAGCCCTAAGGGAGACCAGCTTGTTGGCGTACGCCAGCAGCAACTGGCGGCAGGCAACAATGCTCTTGGGGATATCAC